TCGGCCTTCATTGTTGGTTGCATTTTCAATCTGGGTAATCCACCTTAGTCCATGTTGTTGATGGGTCTGTTTCACTAGACCACGTTGAAGTAGGATCAGTTACAGCGGTCCATGTAGTTGTAGGGTCTGTCTCTGGGTTCCATAAGAAACTATCTAGTGCGCTCTGTGATAGTGCTCCTCCAAATGATATAGAATCCGAATAAGATAGGTGCCCCGCAGAAGAATAATCAGCATCTACACCCAATGTAATCGTCGGGCTCATAGTCACGGCTACCGCACTTAACTGCGATAGATCAGATGCAAACGTACCAGCACCTTGTATTATAACCCCATGCTGCATATCAGCACTTGCCGTTGTTCCGAATGCTACGGACAGGGGCATAGTAGCCACACCCGTATTCGAGTAAGATGCGTCTAGGCCAAAAGAGATAGAAGCCCCTTTAGTATGACTGACTCCTAAAGTAAACCCATCACCTATAGCGTAAGTAGCACTGCCTGTTTCAGCGGGGGTGTTCCAATTTATTCCTATATTGCTCCATAGGATGGGAGAGGTAGCCTCCGCCCATGTGATGGGCGCTGTCATTACATATAACCGCTAGTGTTCATTACCCTAAGCGCAGAGCCAGAGTGTCTATCCTTATTATCCTGTTCCTGTAGATCAGATATGCCCTGTTGAAGAGCTTGCGCCCATAGAGCAACCCTCTCATCATTCATTATAAAAGGCTCTGCCTCTAGCATGGTTCCATAGAGGTATATATCTGGGGCATTAGTCATTAACCAATTAACTGAATCAGGGTATCCTGATGTTGTTGCAGTGCCAAGGTTGTCAAACTTCTTATAGAACAGCATCTCCACCTCCATAACGCTACCGGGGATGGGGCCAAACGAAACCTCATTTGCCAATATAGTATAGAACTTTGGAGTTCCGCCACGGCTGCCGCCCCACAGCCTATCGTATATTTCTGGTGTTACATAAGACAGGGTTGTCAGGGGTGATGTATTAACCTGAAAGTTACGCATCTGAATATAGCCAGTAGGTAATGCTAGATTCCTCTGGGCTGCCACAGTATTTGCAGTATACTTAGCCTCCATAGAACGTAGGCGCAAGACTCGATTGAATCTTGCTTCTGCCAAAGCAATAAACTCCGGTATCCTATCAGTCAGATCATCCCTGTCCAGCCAGTTAGCTACAGCCGTTTTTAATTCGGTGTAGTTGCTAATAGCCATTAGACGTTACGGGCTGAGAAGAATACGTTTTGGTTTAAGATTCTGTATCCGTTTGCTGTGTCAGTTTGTGCGCGTCCTGCGACGCCGAATGCGTATAACCACATAGTTAAACCCTCGTTGGTGTTGTCCTAAAATATTTATTATCCGGGTCGTTTAGATACTTCTTCATAAGGTTATGATCTTTCTCTATTGCCCCATTAGTCTCCTTCATCCACTGAGTCCATATATTCAACGGTATAGAGGCAACCCTTACGCCTTCGCCAGCTTTCCCCGGAGTCAGTAAATCGCCGTAATTATTATAGGCTTTCTTGTTCTCCTCCAGAACTGGCTCTACGTCCTGATATGTGTTTACAGTAAACTCTTTTTCATCCGCACTTGAATGGAAAGTAGTATGTAACATATTAGGTTGTACTTTTTCAGTCATCTTAAATGATACCCCTGATCTTCTCCCTTTACAATTTTATCCATTCGGGATTTTGTATCCGAAAGTTTTTCCTCGAAAGTCATAGGCTTCTGTTGCTTTGCCGCTTTTTGTTTTACAGGCTTGCTTTTTTTACCAACCATAAACCTTTCCTACCTTTGAAACCTGCGTACTTATGACGTTATCTATAGAACCATTATGATCTGTATGCCCTATAGCACCATCTGCGCCAGCCCCATACTTTTTAAGTTTAGGTTCTCCCTCTGCGTAAGGCGGAGGATTCATGTCAGGGCCGATAGCTGTTGCAGTTCCCTTACTGGGCGGTTGTCCAATATGTGCCATCTTATTTCTCCTTTGAGGCAAAGCCCCCCGAAGGGGGCTAAACCAAGACTATTTAGATTGCGCTCTTCAACTGGCCACTTCCGTTGCCATTCTTAGCTCGCAAACCGTACTCAGCAATCAAAAGCTGTTTTACACTGTCGCCAGATTTGGCAAGAGTTTCTGTACGGAAAGGACGTAGATAGTCAACCGACCAAAGATCAAAGTCTACAAAGTCAACCTGAGTTGTCGGAATAAACCTATCAGGCACAACCTTAAACGTGCCAAAGTCCGTAACAAGAACATCAACAGCATTTACGGCAGTGATATTGTCTTTAGAACCAATATCCTTTCTGGGTGCAGCAACCACAGCGCCACCAACAGAAGAGCTACTGATGGTGCCCTTTACTGTGCTATCACACAAAATAGTATCGGGGGTTCCACCCAATTTCCATATGCGTTCAGCAACATTGTTGATCAAAGCAATAGTGGTTGTCGTATCAGCACCACCCGTACCTGCCTCTGTAGTACCATCTGGACCGACAACAGGAGAGCTACTACCATTGTTAGTCAAACCACCGCCAGTAGAGGCGGCAACAACATTTGACGTTCCAACTGCGGTCGTACCAATCCAACTTGAAAAACAAGCGGTGTTTCTAGCAACGCCAGAAGAACCCGCAGACTTTACCGTACCCTCAAGCAGCATATATTCCATGTCGCGCTTCATCTCTTTTGCGCGCTTCGCTAGCTGATAGGCTTGCGTGGATTTTCTGCCCGCAAAATCGACCGCTTCCGCAGTTCCTGAACTTTGGACCTGTGTGGCCGAAATTTGGGTGTAGTTAGTTAGGCGGACTGGTTCTGTCGCAGCGGTATTGCCGTAATCATTACCCTCGATCTGCGTGTTACTGGCGGCCGTCTTTAACGAATCTGTCTGCCACTCAAACAGAGTGTTATCAGCGGTTCCACGACCACAACCGTTCAGAAACGGTGTGTCCATAGGGCTGATATTATATATAATATTACTTAGGTCTTCCCTGATGCCTATAGCACCATAGGTTTCCCTAGTATTTGTTGGGACGCCCATAGCGTTTTCCCTCCTTAGTTAAATGTCTATAAAATCCTCTAAAAGCGCAGACGCATCATCAACATGGCCTGTGCCCCGAAGACGTTTCATTTGTGCAGCACGCTTAGACTTATCTGATTTTGTAGTAGATGTTCCAGAACCGGCTCTAATAACTTTGGGTTTGTTTTTTAGCTTCTTAGACTTTACATTAGACTTCTGTAATTGGTCATATTTTTGAGCCTTTAACAATACTAATATAGAACGGTGGTCAATAAGACTATTGAGTTCATCTGCTGTAAAACCTTGTTCCTTAGCATAGGATTGAAGGTTTGTCGCTAACTCTTTTTGTTTCTCTGGTTCACCCCACTCTGGAAGAGCTTCTACTAATTTACCTTTCTCAACTTGCAACATTTCCTGTTGGGCTTTTTGCATTTGAGCCTGTTGAGTCTGAGCCGCTCTCGCTTGCTCATTTTGTAAGCCTTGAATCTTTTCCTGAGCTTCTCTATATTGTTCCCTAGTTGTAACATACTCTATTGGATCATTCTCCCTTAGAGCATTCCAATCTACATTGGCAAATTTCTCTAACTCGCCCATGCTACCTTGCATGACGTTGGTTAGAGCGTCCATGTACTGCTGACGCTCTTGCTGAATCTGCGCGATTTCGGAGTTGTACTGCTGTTGCAATGTCTCCATCTCTTTGCGATCACCAGCAATTTCTTGCGTCTTACGAGTGTAATCGGATTGTCGGCTATAGCCGCTAAGAAGTTCGTCAAGGCTGACTGCTACTTCTTCACCATTTACGGTGACAGCATACAGTTCCTCTTCCTCTTCACCTTCCGTTTCCTCAGATTCTTCCTCAGACTCTTCTACATCTTCCTCGGCTTCCTCTTCAGACTCCTCCTCAAATGATTCATCTTCCTCTTCAGGTTGAGACTCTTCTTCCTCGGTGGGTTGAGCTTCCTCAGTTTCTGGAGTTTCCTCTTCAGGTTCCATTAGTCCAAGTAATGCTTCTTGCGCCTCAGTTATGCTTCCGCCGGGCGCGGGTATTGGCTGTGGTGCAGCCGGTGCTTGCGGGGCAGTTTGCGTATCCGCCATAATTTTTATTCCTCTGTCAGATATATGGGTGTTGCTTTTCCATCATCTTAGCCATGTGTCCACTTTCTATTATGGAGTTTATATGACCATGAATCCGATCAAGCAGTCTCATTGCAAGCCAGATTGATTCTCTAGCCTCCAAATCTGTTGAACCACTGTGATTCCAACGGTTCA